TTCATTCCTTCTTGCGTCTTTGGTACCAACAACTTATGAGCGAGTAAGTACGATGGGTACTGCGACTTTGTGGAAAATGATTATGTTGGCTTGGTCATACAAATACAAGTTGGCAATTCCAGCTAAACAATCCAAGACAGATTTTGTTGGTGGACTTTCACGTTTGATTAAGGTTGGATATTCAACAAACGTATTGAAACTTGACTTCTCATCTCTGTATCCTTCAATCCAATTGGTACATGATGTGTTTCCTGAATGTGACGTGACTGGCGCCATGAAAGGACTTTTGAAGTACTTCCGTGATACTCGTATTTTGTATAAACAACTTGCCGAAGAATATTCAGAAAGTGATCCAAAGAAGTCACAATCTTACGACCGAAAACAATTACCTATCAAAATCTTTATCAACTCAATGTTTGGTGCGTTATCAGCGCCACAAGTTTACCATTGGGGTGACATGTATATGGGTGAACAAATTACATGTACAGGTCGTCAATATCTCCGTCAGATGATTTCATTCTTTATGAAACGAGGGTATGAACCTTTGGTTATGGATACGGACGGTGTGAACTTCTCAGCTCCGTCAGACGTTGAAAATAGAAAGTACATTGGTCGTGGACTGAATTGGAAAGTAAAAGAAGGTAAAGAATATACAGGTGCCGCAGCAGATATTGCCGAGTATAACGATATTTTCATGAGGGGTGAAATGGCTCTTGATAATGATGGTGTTTGGCCGTCATGTATCAACCTTGCTCGTAAAAACTATGCCCTTATGACAGACTCAGGTAAAATCAAGTTGGTTGGTAATACAATTAAATCAAAAAAATTACCTGGTTATATTGAGGACTTTTTGGATAAAGGAATCAAAATGTTGTTGAAGGGTCAAGGTAAAGAATTCATTGAATATTATTATGAATATCTTGATAAGATTTATCGTAAGGATATTCCTTTGATCAAAATTGCTCAAAGAGCTAAAGTAAAACAGAGTTTAGAAGAATATAAATTCCGTTGTACACAAAAAACAAAAGCAGGTTCTTTGATGTCTCGTCAAGCACATATGGAATTGGCAATTCAAAACAATTTGGCCGTAAACCTCGGAGATGTGATTATGTATGTCAATAACGGTGAGAAGTCATCTCATGGTGATGTACAAAAGGTTCCTGCTAAGAAGTATAGTGACCTACAAAGAAAACGTCATGTCGATAAAACAGGTTTGGAACTGAAAGATACTGAGTCATATATCCAACTAAATTGTTATTTGATTGACCAAGAACAACTTTCAAACAATCCTGATTTGACTGGTGATTATAATGTTGCGAGAGCAATTAGTACATTCAATAAGAGAATTGAGCCACTATTAGTTGTATTCCAAAATGAAGTCAGAGGAAATCTAATTGTTGCGGATCCAAAAGACCGAGGTATTTTTACCACTAAACAATGTGAATTGATTAATGGACAACCATTGGGTATTGGTGATCAAGATGATTTGACTGATGTACTTACCATATCTGACCAAGAGTTGGTATATTGGGGTAAAAGAGGTCTAAATCCTACTTACATGTACAATATTGCTGAACAAGGTTGGGAAGAAAAAGTTGAAGAATTACCACAGTTTAACACCATCAGAGGAGAGGATATACCATCCCTGATTGATGCTGACTAATTCAATACACGCACCACGATCCAATTGGATTTCATCCCATTCCTCATCAATCCTACCTTTATCAGGTTTGATTAGAATTTCGGTCATGGCCTTTATTTTGATCTTATCTGTTGTTGAAGAGTTCAGAAATAAATCACAATGAGGTACGTCACGTATTACGATGGAGTATTCCCCATTTGTGGTATATTTTTTTTCGGATACAATTGCAGACTCTGAAGTTCTGACTTTGTTTCCGTTTATAATTTTTTCTACGGGATGTGTCTTAATAATGGCCATTATACTACAGTGATTGGTATTGTCATAGGTCTGAATTTCAACTGAGTATTCAAGTTAGTTGCAATTTCAGATTCTTTTTTCATTTGGTTTTCAGGTCTTAGTCTTTCCAATCTTTGTTGTAGCTCAGTTAATAAAGTCACTTTTTCATCTTTAGCTTCCGTTTGTAAAGATTGATAATCCATTTGTACCTCACTATCAGGTGTTTTTAAGTTACCACTAAATTTACCACGGACACGTGCTAATGTTTCTTTACAATAAGAGGTAAACCATCTTCTGACCCATATTCTTGCTGGTTCATTCAAATCAACCCACTCGATGGTATCCAAAGGAATATCGGATGGAAGACGTACAATATCGGGGTTATCTTTAAGACATAAATCTCTTTCGTCTTCACAGACTTCATAATACCAATACCATACTTGACCTCTCATAAGTTCTGAGTCTCCGAAGTCAAATCTACCACCAGGGGTGTTGAATAACCAAATGGCATGTTTCCCATCAGGAAGTGCGGTTACTTGGTATTGTAAGTCAGGTTGTATCAAACGTCGTTTTACGTTAACATCCTGTAGGCGAGACATTACATCATACGATGAGAAGAAAAAGTATCCACCACCACCATATCCTGATTGAGCAAATCCGCCAGGTCCACCCAATCCACCAGCTCCACCCAAAGACCCAAAAGACCACGGATCGAACAACATATTATTCATCTCCGTTGGTGAATAAAACAGAAGTTGGTTAATTTCCCTACACGCGGGGATCTCGTAGATTTGTTGGTTTGGAACCAATGAGATATAATCTCGTTTCAGAACCCATGGACCGGCATTTTGAAGACCGGCAATCTTAGAGTATGCATAGGTGTATTGTGTCTCCCAATCTAAACTCCTTCTTACCAAGGCGTTTGCAACGGATTGTGTGTCTAAATTTAGACCATAAAGACTTGTCCATTGGGATTCAATCAACCAATCTTGAACATATTCTGAGTAGTCTTGAATTGACAGTTCCAAAAGGGAATCCATCATTTCGTATTCTAACTCCACGGCTCTTAGGGGTGCCCCCAACAAATTGAGAATTCTGTTGTAAAATTTACTTCTTTCTGGTTCTGGTATAACTGCCATCAGACTACTTTTTTCTAATAAATATCCAATAATTAGAATTGGTACAAAAGAGAATCTAACGGGAAGTTATAAGTTCCATCTATGATTTGTGAGTTTTTGTTATCGAAGATTACAAACTCTTTTCCTCTTTTGACAAAAACCATCCAATCAGTCTTATATTTTTTCACATTCGCAGTACCTTCAATTCTAAACATGTCCTCAATTTCTTGGATTGAATCAAATGGTTTTACCTGTGCGGTGTGTTCTTTACCATCAATGGTAATTTTCATATCAATTCCCATCATATCCTCTTTGCTTCCCAAAGCACCGATTTTTTTAACATTTTCTGGACCAAATTTTTGTTTGAATTTCTTCTCAACTATGTCTTCGGTTTTGGAACCTTTGTTTGAAGTTGCGTTTAGTATTTGAAATATGGTTTGGAATGTTCTTGAGTTTGGATCAAATATTCTTTCCTTAAGTTCGGAAATGAACTTGAGCATTCTTCTCATTTGGAACATTTGTTCTTCTTGTGATAGACCTTCAAATTCTATTGGTTTTTTATTATAAACTTCCAATACCCTATTCAAATCTTTGAGTAAAGGACAGAATGTACTGTAATTTGTGTTGAGGTAGTTGATAATTGATCTACCTGGTTTTTCTAAATCGTATATGCCAGGTGAGGTTCCTTTTTGGTATTCACCCGCACCATAGTATTTGTCGGGAAACGCTTGTGATAAAATCTTTTTTATACCATCACTATACAAATCAAGTAACTCTGAATTGTTATTGAACATTTCTCTTATAACCGCACGATCTTTTTCTGAACAAGGATTAGCAATTCTTTGTTCTGATAATATTTTTTTTACCGTACTACTTTCTTTGATACCTTTGTTGGTGATTCTTTGGTATTCACTATCCACAAAATCCCAATTCACTACCTTCCAAAAGTTTTTGATGTATTCATCCCTTTTGTTTCTGTACTTGAGGTAGTAGGCGTGTTCCCATAAGTCCAAACCAAGAAGTGGGTAACCACCTTGTTTGATAACATCCATGAGTGGATTGTCTTGGTTTGCGGTGGTCATAATTTTTAGAGTTCCCCTTTTGGTAAGGACAAGCCATACCCACCCTGAACCAAATCTTTTCTTTGCGTATTCTTCAAACTTTTTCTTGAATGAAAATAAAGATCCGAAGTTTGAATTGATTTTCTTTAGGATTTCACCTTTTGGTTCCATCTCGGTGGGGGATAACATTTTCCAAAAAATAGCGTGGTTGTATGCACCACCCGCATTATCCCTAACCGATTTTGAATACCTTTCTATGGTTCGGATGATCTCCTCAAGTGATACATCACCTAAGTCTTTTCCTTCCAAAGCATCATTAAGTTTGGTGATATAACCTTTATAATGTTTGTTATAGTGGATATTCATTGTCTCGGGGTCAATGAACTGACGAAGTGCTGAATATCCGTAAGGTAATTTTTCTGCTCTGATTTTTTTGGCTTCGTGAAGGGATTCTTCTTTGAGGGTTTGTTTGTTTTGAAGGTTCTGTTCTATGTCATGAATCTTCTTTTTAAGATTTCTCATATCTTGGATACTATAGTTTTATAAATTATAAATACCCCCAACTTGTTATCTTCTACTATTAATCGACTTGAGAATTTCTTCAACATAGTCTCCAGTTGATTCTTTGTCACCCATCACGGTTTCAAAAATATCCTTTTTCTTACGTAGGATATCGTAAATAATCCCTTCGATTGTATTGTCAAAAATGGGGTAGTAAACCAATACATTATTTTTTTGTCCGTATCGGTATGCTCTGTCTTCAGCTTGTGAATGGTCTGAAGGAAGAAACGATAGGTCGTTCATAACAACCGCCTCTCCTGAGGTAAGGGTGATACCGGTACCTGCCGCTTTGATGTTTCCAACAAATACTTTTACTGAGTCATCGTTTTGGAATTTGTCAACCGCCTCTTGACGATCCCTTTGGTTCATTGAACCATCAAGTCTAACCGCTTTTTTCCCGAAATGTTCCAAAATCATTTCCAAAGTTTTGGTGAAGTTGGTAAAGACAATAACTTTTTTGTCCTGTTCGATAATGTTCTCACAGATCTCAATTGTGGACGATACTTTTTCTTGGGCAATACACTGACGAACTTGAGTTAGTTTGGTGAACTGAAGGGTAAGGGAGTCCGCATCACCACTTTTATCATACCAATCGTAATAGTCACCCATTAGTTCCTCATATTGTCGTGAGCGAAGTCTCAGGTATACTGGTGTGATGATTTTATCGGGTAGGTCAAGTACGTTTTCTTTTAATCTACGTAAAACCTGAGGTTTTGTTCTATCACGGAGTTCCTCCAAATTGGACGCACCACTCACGTTCCATACTTTTCTTTTTCCCGCTCTGAATTGGAAACCATTACAGTATCTTTTGACATAAGCCATCCAATTCACGGCAACAGGTGAGTCTATCAGGTTGAGAAGATTGTAATAGTTGATGGGACGACTTGTAATGGGGGTACCCGTTAGTAGCCACAGACGAGTTGTCTTGGATGCGAAGTCGTTTATAAGTTTGGTTCTTTGAGCTTGTTTGTTTTGAATATAGTGTGCTTCATCAATAACCACCAAGTCAAACCCAGAATTAAGAATAATAGATTCCTTTGTATTTTTCTCATCGTGAAAGTTTTTTATAATGTCGTAGTTTATAATCACAAAGTCGGCATCTTCCCATTTCTTTCCTTCGATTATAGAAGTTGGTCGATCAGTGTAGTTTTCGATTTCTCTTTGCCAGTTGATCTTCAGAGATGCAGGACAAATAATCATAATTTTTTTAGAACCTGTCTCAAGAGCTGCGATGATTGTTGATGTTGTCTTTCCAAGACCCATGTCATCAGCCAAAATCATCTTTTTGTTTTCACAAAGTTTTTGGATTGCTTCTTTTTGGTGTTCGAGTGGTGGACGATGAGAGTACTTTGAATAATCAATCTCAACATTCTTTACGGTGTTATCTTTGATAAGGGCAACCTTTGGTAACCATAGATCATAACAGTTTTCACTCTCGAAGAATTTACCCCAGATGTGGTATGATGTATCCTTTTCTACCAAAAGTTTTTCAACAAATATATTGGTTGGAACTTGGGTGAATAGTTTGTCATCAGCAATTTTTTGTGCGAAATATGGATCTAAATCAACCCACTTTTTAGCTACTTTGGGTACTCTTGAATGGAAGTTGATAATATATTCTGATTGTGCTCGGGTTGGATAAAACTTTGGGTTATCCAACATTTTGATTTTTAAACGCAAGATATAATTGTTGGCTCCCACATATTTTTCTAATATGTCAAGGGCTTTTCTCTCGAGTACTCCGACAGCAGTTATATTTCCAAGATTTTCCAATACTCAAAAAGATAATGAATTCTGTAATATTTATCAAGTAAGATGGCACAAAGACAAGTTCCTATAACAAGATTGGGTAAATTCTTCGGTGGTGAAGATTTTGATTTGGATATCGGCATGGGTCGTGAATGGCTCGAGGGTGATATGAATTTCCAAGTAGTATTGTATAAAGTTGATAGAACTAAAACGGTAAATGATGATGTTTATGGTGAAGTACCAAGTGACGGTATTCAGTTCTTGGCTCCAGTATCAATTAATGTATATCTCAGAATTGAGGAGGCGACAGAGCAATTCTTGGGTAGTTCTAAAATTATCCAAAATGAACCGGGATTATTAAAATTCAGTGTTTATAAAAAAGAATTGGAGGATCTCGAAGTCAATATCGAACTTGGGGATTACATTGGTTATTGGATTACTGAAAATCAAGTACGTTATTATTCAATTATCGATGCGGGTATTCCTGATTGGGACAATAAACACACTTACGGTGGGTACAAAGGGTTTTATTTCTCTTACACAGCAACCCCCGTAAGTGAAAATGAATTCAGAGGATTATAATGGGACTACCTCGCAAACAAGTTATTCCAACGATTAATCTTACTCCTGAAAAAATTCTTTTTCAGAGGAGAGAACAATTATTAGAATATATAACTGAAGATGGGACCTATCTTCCTAAATCTTTATTACATGCGGATTTAGATCGTGGATTTTTAGATTTTGTAAAAGAAGATTTGGAAACAATCGTTGAGGGTAAAATAATTCCTCCCGTGGATATTATTATTACAACTCAAAACTGGTCGCAATTCACCCAAACATGGGATTTTCAAGATCTAAACGGAAACCCTCAACTTCCTTTTATTACAACTGTTAGAAACCCTGATGTAAAATATGGTAGTAATCCAGCGATCATCTATAACATTCCAAATAGAAAAGAATACTTTTATTCCGCGGTTCCAACTTGGAATGGTAATGTGAAAGGAATGGACATCTATAAAATCCCACAACCTGTCCCTGTGGATATTACTTATAACGTCAAACTTCTGAGTAATAGGATGAGAGAGTTGAATGAGTTTAATAAAAATGTCATTCAGACTTTTGCGTCGCGACAAGCCTACAGAAAGATTAATGGACACTACATCCCAATTATTCTTAATAACATTTCCGATGAGTCAGCTGTCGATGTTGGACGTAGAAGATTTTATATACAAAACTACGAATTTACGATGTTAGCATTTTTGTTAGATGAAGAAGAGTTTGAAGTTGCTCCTGCAGTCTCTCGAGTATTCAACGCATTTGAAGTAAATCTGACTCAGAAAAAATCAAGAAGAAACCGGTTTCCTGAAAACCCTGACGAAATTCAAAAAAACATTTTGTTTAATCCAGGTGTTACCACAAGATCAATCTTAGTTGACTACACCGGTGATTTCTTTTTACTTGGTAATGATAATGTTGAATCATCGGAAATTTACATCAACGGAGACTTCTATGGTTCAAACGTCAATTTAATTCAAGTTAATACAAATGATATTTTAAGAATTGATATTGTTTCTTCAGATCCTTCGTTAGAATCAAAATTAGAATACGGAATCAAATTACTATGATTCTCCGTATATATCGGTTTTTTCTTTACACTTTTCTAAAATAAGGTTTTCTAAAAATCGGTACATCTTAATACCTTTCTTATCACAATAATCTTTTAAGACTTTATGAGTTTCTACAGAAATTTTTAGGTTCTTGATTGTTTTATCCATAGGTAGAAAAAAGGTAGAATAAAATCTACCTATTTTATAAATAGATTGAACAAAGTAAAGTTTTTGTCTTTTTGCCGAATATTTATGTAATAAAAATAAATTTTATTGAACATAAAATAAAATGGCAGTATCAAATAAAATATTCGTTTCTCCTGGTGTATACACTTCAGAGAGAGATTTAAGTTTCGTATCTCAGAGTGTTGGTGTAACAACTTTGGGATTGGTTGGTGAAACTATTTTAGGTCCAGCTTTTGAACCTATCTTCATCACAAACTACGATGAATTCGAGGCATTCTTTGGGGGTACATTACCCGAAAAGTTTGTCAATACACAAATTCCTAAATATGAGTTGGCGTACATTGCCAAGTCTTATTTACAACAATCAAACCAATTGTTTGTAACAAGAGTATTAGGTTTGTCAGGTTATGACGCAGGTCCTTCTTGGTCTATTACAACGATTGCAAATGTTGATGGATCTTCTGTTGGTTTTGACGGATCACCAATTTCTTGGTCTGTGGATTTCTCGGGATGTACTGGTGATACTGCGGTCACATTTATGACATCGTTTCCATCAATTATAAATGCTAATCTTACGGAACCGTACACACAACTAAATGGTTCTCAAACAACAATCTCAAATGATTTAAATAATCAATTGTTAGATTTGATAGATAATAATGGTGTTGGTTCAGGTGATACCATATCTTATTTTGGGACCGTAACTGATGCCGCATACACAAATTTATCACCAGTATATACTGCGGAAACTAACGTATTTGGGGTCTCAGGTTTATCTCAAAGTGTTGCGGATTACACATCACCTAACAACGATGCGTGGTACTATTCAAACTTCGATATAACTACCAACAACAATTATTCAGGTTATTCGTTCTACAGTATTGTAAATAATTTAGAAGATTTGGGTAGTGGATGTTATTCTGGAACTGTTACAGGAAACATTTACAAATACTCAGGTACCGCGTTCGCGGATTGGAACAATCTTGTTGTTGCTACTCTACGTTCAAGAGGTATTTCTCTTTATGGTGGTGGTAATGACGGACCAATCTACACAGTTTCAGGTCTTACAGATGTAATAATTGATGACAGTGGTATCTACTCAGGTATTAGCTCAACTCCATATGCAACCTTTAACATCTCAGGTATAACTGCCGATGGTACTGATTTTGCATTTACAACTTCAATGAATTCTTCAGATCAAAATTATATCACAAAAGTATTTGGTGGTACTAACTTTGGAAAACCAAGAAATGAGGTTCCTCTTTTTGTTGAAGAAACATTCCAAAACATGTTAAATTTGGGATACAACAAGGGATTAATTAGAGGACTAAATTCAACGTTTGTTGCGTTACCAGGTTTGAGATACACACCTAATACTGACACTATTGCATACTACTTAGAAAAATATCAAAGTGCTGAGTCACCTTGGGTGGTTTCTGAATTACGTGGTACTACAGTAGATAGACTGTTCAAGATTATTTCAATTGCTGATGGTAACACCGCTAATTCTCAAATAAAAATTTCAATCCAAAACATTTCTTTCAACAATGGAACATTTGATTTAGGGGTGAGAAGTTTCTTCGATACGGACTCCAATCCTGTCTATTTGGAAAAATACACTAACTGTAGTATGGACCCAGGTAATAACAATTATGTTGGTGTTCAAGTTGGAACTGCGGATGGTGAATATGCATTGAATTCCAAATACATTATGTTGGAGTTGAATGAAACCGCACCTATTGACGCACTTCCTTGTGGATTTGAAGGTTATGTAATTCGTGAGTATGGTAATGCACTACCACCATATCCAGTATATAAAACGTCGTATGATTTTCCAGGTGAAGTTGTTGGGAACCCTCCATTCAATGTACCTGCAGGTCCAAACCCAATTATTTCTCCGGGTGATAATGTAAGACGTACTTTCTTAGGTATATCTTCACAAATTGGTTATGATCCCGATTTCTACCAGTACAAAGGTAAACAAGTTCCTATTAATTTGTGTAATGTATCTGACGCTCTTCCTTGGAATTACGTCACTAAAGGGTTCCACATGGACTCAGGAGCAACTGTGGTTACAATTACTACAGGACCAACCGCTGGAACACCAGCATTTGATTGTGGTGACGCATCATTCCAATCGGATCCTCAGAACCCAACCAACCCTTACTACACTATCCAAGCTAGAAAATACTCATTCCTTCTCCAAGGTGGTTTTGACGGATGGGATATTTACCGTGAAAACAGAACTAATGATGATCGATATGTAATTGGTGGTAGTTTATGGCAGAAAGGTGCTTGTTTTTCAACTCGTTATCCTTTAGCAACAGGATGGGGGGCGTTCAAGACAACCGTCCAAGAAGGTTTTGCGGAGTTCTCAAATTCAGATTACTACGCTTACTTATTGGGTATATCAACATTCAACAATCCAGAAGCGGTCAACATCAACGTTTTTGCAACACCTGGTATTGATTATGTAAACAATAGTAATCTTGTTGAAGAGGCTATCGATATGATAACTTTCCAAAGAGCGGATTCAATTTACATTGTAACTACTCCAGATAGTAATGTCTACATTCCAACTCAGACAGATAATATTGTTCCTCCAACACAAGCGGTTGATAAACTTGATCAAACAGGTATTGATTCAAACTACACCGCAACCTACTACCCGTGGATCTTGGTTAGAGATAGTGTGAATAATACTCAAATCTACATCCCACCAACAAACGAGGTTTGTAGAAACTTAGCTCTTACTGATAATATCTCGTTCCCATGGTTCGCAACTGCTGGTTATACAAGAGGTTTGGTAAATGCTGTGAAGGCTCGTATCAAACTAACACAAGACCAAAGAGATACTCTTTACCAAGGTCGTATCAACCCGATTGCAACATTCTCTGATGTGGGTACTGTTATTTGGGGTAACAAAACTCTTCAAATTGCGGACACAGCACTCAATAGAATCAACGTGAGAAGATTGTTGTTACAAGCTCGTAAGTTGATTTCCGCGGTGGCTGTTAGATTGTTGTTCGAACAAAATGATGCTAAAGTTCGTCAGGATTTCCTTGACTCAGTCAATCCTATCCTTGACGCGATCAGAAGAGACCGTGGTCTTTATGACTTCCGTGTTACAGTAAGTAACTCACCTGAAGATTTGGATAGAAATACCATGTCAGGTAAGATTTACTTGAAACCAACGAAGGCTCTTGAATTCATTGATATTGAGTTCTTGATTACTCCAACAGGAGCTTCGTTTGAGAATATCTAATACAAAAAATGGTGGGGAGAAATCCCCACCTTAGCCTTTAAAATAGTTTATGAAGAAAATAGTTACAGAAGGATTTGATGATTTGGGGATACCAACTCTCAAGTACTATGCGTTTGATTGGGATGATAATTTGATGTTCATGCCTACCAAAATTATAGTACAAAGTGAGGATGGTGAGGAAATCGGTATGTCCACTGAAGATTTCGCAGAATATCGTGTAAAGATTGGTAAGGATCCATTTGAATATAAGGGTAAGACCATTACTGGTTTTGCGTCTGATCCGTTCAGAAACTTCACTACAAAGGGTGACAAACAGTTTTTGATTGATAGTATGACTGCGAAACCAGGTCCCGCTTGGGCCGATTTCGTAGAGTCGGTAAATAACGGATCAATATTTTCAATTATCACTGCGAGAGGTCACAATCCAAACACTCTAAAAGAAGCGGTTTACAATATGATTGTGTCTGACCATATGGGTCTCAACAAAGATTTACTAATAAAAAATCTAAAAAAATTCCGTGACTTTGTGGGTGATGAAAAAAAAGGGAAACAAGATATGATCCGTGAATATATGGACCTTCTTAAGTTTTATCCTGTTTCATACGGACAACAAGACTCAGCATCATCTCCGGAACAACTCAAGGTTCAAGCAATGAAAGAATTTATTTCATATGTAAAGGACCAGGCAAAAAAACTAGGACAAAAAGTATATCTTAAAGATGATATAAAAAACAGATTTGTACCTCAAATAGGATTTTCAGATGATGACATAAGAAATGTAGAAGTTATGAAAAAAGAATTTGAAGATGAACCAGCACTTAAGACCTATTCTACTGCAGGAGGCATAAAGACTAGGTATTAAAGACTATAAATTTTTACGAAATTAAGTAAAGACAAAAATTTTTATATAGAGAGTATTTATATAGAAAACAAATAAAAAGAAAAAAAAAGATAATATACCATGGCAGACTTATTAATGAAAATGCCGGTTCCATACGAACCAAAAAGAACGAACCGATTCATCCTTCGTTTTGATTCCACATTGGGGATTAATGAATGGTTTGTTGAATCGACAGGTCGTCCAAGTATTGATATAAACCCAGTTGAGATTCCATTCTTGAACACCTCTACATTTGTGGCGGGTAGATTTAAGTGGAATTCAATCAACGTAAAATTCCGTGATCCAATCGGACCTTCTGCAACACAAGCTCTAATGGAGTGGGTTCGTTTACACGCAGAATCAGTTACAGGTCGTATGGGTTACGCGGCTGGTTATAAGAAAAACGTTGACCTTGAGATGTTGGACCCAACAGGTGTTGTTGTGGAAAAATGGATTCTTGAGGGAACAATGATTACAAAGACCGCTTGGTCTGAAGCAAACTACGGTACTGATACATTAGCAACTCTTGACGCTACACTTCAGATGGACCGTTGTATCTTGGTTTACTAAAAAGTATTTACTTTTTTATTGATAAATAAGTTTGTGATGGTATAATTAAACACAGGGACTAACTCCCTGTGTTTTTTTTTATGGACAATGCTGCAATTTACGGACAACAAGATTTTTCTCTACCCCACGATATTGTGAAGTTACCTTCAGAGGGTAAATTTTACACATCTAAGAAGAAATCGATCAAAGTGGGTTATCTAACCGCTGCTGATGAAAATGTTATTATGTCATCTTCTGCGGAAGATATGATTATGACTTTAATTAGAAGTAAGGTTTATGAACCAGACCTTCGTCCTGATGACATGTTGAATGGAGATATTGAAGCAATCCTTATCTTCTTGAGAAACACCGCATTTGGTCCTGAATACAAACTACAAGTAATTGACCCCCAGACAGGTAAGAAATTTCCAACAACACTTATGTTGGATGAGTTGGATTTCAAAAGAGGGGAAATTGATCCTAATGAAAATGGTACGTTTACTACGACACTTCCTAAGACAGGAGCCCAAGTTGAATTACGTCCATTGACTTACAAAGAACAAATGGACATCAACAAACAAGCTGAGGTATATCCCGCAGGACGTGTGGCACCCAAAGTCACTTGGAAACTTTTGAAACAGATTGTTTCGGTAAACGGAAGTACCGATATGGCAGTAATCTCAAAGTTTGTTGACTCTCTTCCAATTATGGATTCAAAATACATAAGAAATTTCTTGGATGCAAACGAACCACGTTTGGACCTCACAAGAAATGTAACCGCCCCGTCAGGAGAAAAGGTAGATGTGAACATCACCTTCGGGGTTGAGTTTTTTCGGGTTTTCTTCTGATTATAGGAGATACCTATTGGACGAATTTTACATCTTGGCAAAACATCTGAACTTTACTTGGACGGATTATAATAACATCCCCACCTTCTCAAGAAGGTATTTGGTTGATAAAGTGGTTCAAAGTTTTCAAAAAGATTAATTATCCTATTTATATGTAGGATATTTTATTTATGCAAACTACTCCACCAAATCCACCATCACCAAACCCCAATACTGGGGGAATATTGGATGCCAACAAACTCCTTGAAAGTTTCAATAGGGGAGTTCGGGATTCATTTAGAAATTTGGTAAATGAAGTAAGAACTCTTGATGAACAATTTGCGGTATTGGGAACAAAGGTTGCCGGTGTTATGGGTCAAACCCAAATGGCGATCCAAGGTCTTAGGGAAGAAACCGCAATTGCCTTACCAAAAGTAGTAGGGTTAGGTGGAAGTTTGGCAGACGTAGAAAAAATTCAATTGGGTGTTACCCAAGCCTTACAGACCAATATTGTTCTTTTAGGAGAACAGACCTCAGATTTATTTGTTGCTTCAAAAGCTGTCGGAGTTGCAACAGAACATGTCGGAGGGATGGTTGCAGAATTTGAAAATGCTGGTATCTCAGCAGGATTAGTTCGTGATAACATTGAGGGGGCTGTTGATGCCGCTCGTAGAGTGGGGGCAAATACAACGGCAGTATTCGGACTGGTCCAACAAAATCTATCGAGATTGAATGAGTTTGGTTTTCAAAATGGGGCTCAAGGTCTTGCTAGAATGGCAGCAACATCAGCAGCACTTCGTTTGAACATGAGGGATATCTTTGACTTTGCATCAAGGGTATTTGATCCTGAAAATGCTATAAATGCTGTTGCGACATTCCAAAGATTAGGTGTTGCAGTTGGTGATTTGGCGGATCCATTCAGACTAATGTATTTGGCATCGGAAGATGTTGAAGAATTAAACCGTCAAGTTATTAATATGACGGAACAATTCACATATTTTGATGAAACAACAAAAGAATTTAAGGTATTCCCAAATGCTAAACGAGATTTGAGAGAAATATCGAGGGAAACTGGTATTGCCTACGATGAATTGGTAAAAATGTCTATTGGTCAACAAAAACTCAATATGATTGCTAAAGATTTCAGAGTTGCTGGTATTGATGAAGACTCCAAACAGTTTATTGCAAATGTCGCAACATTTAGTAAAGAAAAAGGTGAATTTGTTGTAAAAATTGGTAAAGACGAAAAATTGATTACAGAAATCAATACCAAGGATATTGATGAAATCAAAAAATTGTCACAACAACCTAAAACTTTAGAGGAACTAGCCGCTGCCCAATTAACTGAATCCCAATTGTTGAACGCCACGATGAAACAATTTATTACCTCGTTTACAGCACCAACTGCGGCCTCAAGGGCTTTCACAGATGTTAGAGAGGCTCTAAGAGGTGGAATTTCAGGTATTAGAGTTGGTGTTGATCAATCATTGGGAAACCAACGAGGTGCTCAACAAAACATAAATAAGTTTTTAGAAGATTTTGGTGGAAGTTTGAGTGAACTAATTAGTGGTGAAGGAAGTTTCTCTAAGTTATCGGATGTGATAACGGGTGCGATCACTGATTTGGAAGAAGGTGCCGTAAATGTCGCTCAAATATTTGGAAATGTACCATATGCGGATATTGCCAAAAATTATGTATCATCAGGTAACTTAGTTGTACAAGGGGCCCAAGCGGCTATGGATGGTCTGAATATATTGGGAGAAAAGGCCAAAAATTTCTTTTTTGAGGAAACGGATTTAAAGAAGGCTGATATAACCACAGTTCCAAGTGCAACAAAAGTTGAATTTTCAGAGATCAAATATCAAGGTAATGTCAACGTAACATTGAATACCCCCGCAGGTGCTGCACAAACATTTACAATTACAGACCAAATGGCTTACGATTTATTCCAAAATCCAACATTCCAAAAACTCAATCAAAGTGCTTTACAAAATGCTATGAGTCAACCTCAATATTCTGCTCTACCGAACCTAACTACTAAATAAAAAAACAATAATATTCTATTTATAGAAATAATATTAGAGAATGCCAAGTCCATTATCATTCGCCGCCACAAAATTTCTAAGAGATAAATTACTTCTTAGAAACCTCACACCATATACTAAAGTAGGTGTGTTTGTGCCAACATCACAACCAGCAACTGGAAGTTTGTTACAGAATGATTTCAACGTAATTGACTCACCTGATGTTCTTATTGATGCTAACCCATTTGTCAATCAATTAGGGGTTAGAAATGAATTTGGTCCTGATGGTGGTTACACACTTACTATTGATGGATTAATCAACACCGCCCAAAACTTATCAAACCAAGGACCTTACGGTGCCTATCCACCATATACTCAAGCTTTACAAGTTTACTCAACAACCTTTCAAAAGGCTCAGTATATTAAAAATGAATACACACCCCCTTTGGGTTTCATTAGATACTATGATATTAGTGATATAATTAGAGTTCAAAGAAACACCACATATTGGGAGCCGCCAAGTTTCCAACCATCTTCATATTCACCATTTGCGATTCTATTACAAGCGGACCCCTTTGGTGACAATGGACCCGTGTCTGATGACTCGAGAATGATGCAGATAGCAGCGGAAAGAGCAAAGTATAGTTTCAAACAAAGAGTTGATCAGAACGTAAGATCT